TAAAAGTACCAAATTTAGTTTTAAGAGGTTCAAAAATATTTTCAGCAAGTGCTTGCAAGTTACATGCAATTTCAGACTCTTTAAATCCTTTCTGAGCACGAATTCTATAAGTTGCATTAGGAACTATAGTAATATCGCGCAATTTAAAATTAGCTGATAAGTTTTTACTATAGTCTGCTTCAGTTAGAGGATCTGAAAAATCACCGCACGTTACTGGAGGTGAATCTGGCACATTAGCTGCTGGTTCTGGTTCTGGACCAGCAGGAACATCAGGTTTACCGTTATCATAAAATCCGGGAACTGTGCCCACATAATTTGGACTAACGTTCATTGTAATACCTGCGAATTGAAAAGAACCAGTTCCACCCAATACTTGTCTTTTTTGTACGACGGCATCTTCAGGACTATATAATTGTTCTTTATATGTTGGTACATCGCCAGGAGGATTTAGATCTATTCTTGGTGCAACAAATTTCATATTTCCTGTAGAAACAACTTCATATGTACCTTGTACAGAAGTTTTCATATTTCCACCGACTTTTAAATCAGCATTACCACGAACAAATATAGCAGCTTTACCATTGATAGTAATATTACAATCACCCATAATGTATAGACTATCATCTGACATCACTATTTCATATTTGCTTCTAACGACTTTTGAAACTCGACTTCCATCAGGAAACATTTCATCAAAGGTCCCCGATCTGTGTGCAAGATGTACACGTTCAGAACCAGGCGTATCATCAAATTCCATAACATGTCCCGATTCTGTTTCATAAACATGATTATACGGATATTGTGCATTATACTTTGTTGTAGGTTCGCTCCAATTACCTTCAGTTGCCGTTAAAACATTCTTTACTGTTGTTTGTCTTCTTTCACCAATTATAGTGTTTTCTATATTTTCATTTCTAGCTAATGGACTTATTGTCGGCTCGTTTGATACATTTGGAAATCTTGATTGATCAAAATCTAAATATGTTACACCAGATCCATCTTCGGTATATGTTTTTTTACCCGTAAGTTTTGGTGCTTGACTTAAAGCAAATGAATTTCTTGGATCCGAAAATCCCTTATCTATTCTTGGCGTTCCATCAGGTATACCCGGTACAACACCCATCATGACTGGAAACTGTGCATCATCTCCATCCATAAAGAATCCAAATATCATTTCACCCTCTTTAGGTGCTACCATACTTGATGCGTTTGAACCAAGAGGAACTATGGGATGAGACCAAGGTAAATCTTTAGTGGGTATTAAATTTCTATCTTCAGTATGCCAACCAAATATTCTAACTTGACAACGACCAATCATTAATGGATCTTGACGATTTTCAACTACGCCAAACCACCAAACAAATCCATCTAATCCCATAAAATTATTTTTGTCAATCATTGCTTTTTTAACTCTCTCAAATAAGGATCATCGTTCTTTGCCGGCAATAGTTCTTGTGATAAACAATCACGAGTTCCTTCAACAATCATTTCATAACTTTGATAATCAAGTTTGTGTCTAATTGCGGTAATTAAATATCTTCCACTATAGTATGGATTATTTGGATCTTCTCCAGGTGTCTGTGTTTTTATCAACGGCATTTTAAACTCTATTATATCACCTACTGTCAAATACGTATCTCCGGGAATAACCAATTTTAATTTGAAAAAATTTAATTGATTTATTTGAGACATTCTTTGCGACATCCATCTCTCAACTAAACTTGGATTTATACCTGGTTGTTTTTTTGAAATAGATGGAATAACGTCGTGTCCTCTATTTGTTGGATACATTCTTGTTCGTGCAAAATAATTTTTATAAGTTTTTGTTTGGGTTCTATCTTCATTTTCATTATGAAAAGGATGTGCATGTTTATATTCAGGTTCTCCAGGTATTCTATCATTATTAATATGAATTGAATTTTTAAAAAAATCGTCATAATTAAAAACATTATCATCAGCTCTAAGTCTAACCAAATCCACTGCTTTAAAATTATTTGAAAATAAACCAGATATTATTCCACGCATTACATCATATGTATTTACAATTTCATATTTTATTACATCTCTAAATTCATCTATAATTGTTTCGCCAGAAACGTCAATATTTTTCTGTTTAAATTTATATTTTGCCCTTGTTTGTTGTAAAAATAATTTTTCTAATGATTTAAAATTATAACCCTCTCTGTTTTCATAAAACATAAAATTTGCACTAGAATTTTTTCTTGAAACTGAAATTGTTCTACCTGTTAACCATATTGCCGCTTGAAGTGGATGTAAATTGGGTATTATTATATCTTGACGACCAAATGATTCTTCAATGTCTTTTGGATTACGAGGATCAAATTTTTTATTTGATACCCCCAGATGATTTTTTAAGATATCTTTAATTATAAATGAAGATGAAACACCTTTATATGACTTTGACATTGTTCTAGATAAAGATATTATATTTTCTTCAGAACAAAAATGTAATGTATATGTTTGACTTGAACGAGATACTTGATTTATTTCATCATGTTGTAGCTTGTAAATACGAAATATTTTTTCAAATATAATTTCTTTTTGATATCCAGGTTTTACAATAACAACCGTTAAAAAGTCAAATCCTGTAAGTGGAATACTTGAAAATAATTCTACAGAATCTGATAATATAAGTTTTCCAGATAATGTACTATTATAAATGTCTTCAAATATGGTAAATTCTACTAATTGAGGATAAACGTCAAAAGAAGTGCCATTAACAGAAGTAATTGTTATTTCTTTGAATTCAAAATTTTTTTCAGTTATCGAAGTATTTTCTGCCATTTTTTAAATTTCTAACAATAACATCAACTCATTTTCAATTTGATCAACATATGCTTTATCAATTATTTTTATTGATCTTTTTGATTCATTTAAATTGTCTTCATAATCGTATGCATACACAATGTTTTTTGTGGTTACAATTCTAACAGTATTTCCATCCTTTAAATTAAAAGTTTCAGTGGTGCTTGCAGCAGTATTGGCATATGTATTTGCGTCAATTTGAAAATTTTTAACTGTTATTGTCGATGTAACTGAATCAGTTTTTGTTATTATTTTTTCATAATGATGAATTGTAGTTGATGCGGTAGCATATGAACCGTATTTTGCATCTATATAATTTGCAAAATTTCTGGTTGATAGAGGCCAATCATAGATAGGATCCATGATATTATTTGCAAATAATATTATCCAATGTCTATTTGGATTATCATAGTATTTTGATGCTAATGTTTCTGGTGTATCACCATCTTGAACATCGTATGTATAATGCACCAAAGATGCATTTATTACACTATCAATCATTTTAGTGCGAGCAAGAATATTAGTCACAATATCAGATTTCTTATTTTTATCTGTGTTTAAATTGTAAAAATATAAAGGAAATTTTTCAAAATATGCCATTAGTATCCTCTATCTATTGCTTCTCTCGTGATTATATTTAATTCTTTAAATGAAAGTCTCATTCTAATTTGTATGGGCATACCATCGGTAAAAGTTGTAAAATTACCAACCGACGCATAGTCAGTTTGAACAGTTTCTAATACGCAAGTTGAAATTCTAGGTATATTTGTATTTTCCGCAAATCCAGTACCAGTTTTTCTTAAAAAAGTAATTTCAAATTCAGAAGGAGGAATAAACATTGTTCCTTTAGCTAAGAGTTCTGGGGCCGAATGTCTTCTAAATTGATATATTATTGACCATACATCGTCTGCTTCTTTAGAACTTCTTGGTGCAAACACAAAATCAAAATTAAATGATCTTAACTGTGGATTTTGATATAGCACTTCAATTACAGGATTAATTGCAAAGCCTACAATGTTTGCTGCAGTTTTTAGACTAGACACCGACGTAGCAGCATTAAGTATTCCGCCGGCGACGCCGCCTCTGTCTAAGACACGGCGAGCAGCACTTCCGAGCAGATCACCCGCTGCAACCGCGGCGGCGGCCCCTAAGGTGGCAGAAACCGCACCACCTGCACCCATTCCACCACTTTCACCTGCCAAGCTGGAAGACCCTGTTGCTGCGGTTGTTCCTGCAATACCTAAAGTATCAAGCAGATTCATTTGTTGATAACTTTGTCTATCATCAAATACAACTGTTTCAGGAACATAGAGAGAAATTGCTGTTTTAGATCTTTTTGTTCGTCTGGTTAGACCCAGTAAATTACCTTTGGTTAATTCGGCAGTTCTAGAACCAACAGGCTGACCATTAGTTCCTTGCGCCAATTGAGATTTATTTGCGCTTAAATCTTTAGTTGAGTCTTGTATCATTACATTAAATAGTATTGCATGAGACAAATTTTCTATATCACTAGGATAATTTAGTGATGAAAACCCGTATGGATTATTTACTAAAGTATTAAGAGGAGCCGGTTCTTGTCTAGCTTCTTGTCTTTGGGGCATCTAAATATTTCCAAACTTATTTTAATATATTTATCATGTCATACAAAGGTAGATTTATTCCAACAAATAGTGAAAAGTATCGCGGAGATCCCACACGAATAATATATCGTAGTCTTTGGGAACGCCGTGTAATGGTTTTTCTTGATGTAAATCCATCTATAGTGCAATGGTCATCTGAAGAAATTGTCATACCATATCTATCTCCCATAGATAAAAAAGTTCATCGTTATTTTCCTGATTTTTATGTTAAAGTTCGCGATAAAGAGAACAAAATTCGTGAAATGATATGGGAAATAAAGCCCAAAAAAGAGTCAATACCACCTAAAAAAAGGGATCGTATCACTCAAAAATACATAACTGAAGTTGTTACGTGGGGCATAAATGAGGCTAAATGGAATGCAGCCAAAGAATATTGTCTTGATCGTCTTTGGGAATTTAAAGTGCTTACCGAAGATGATCTGGGAGTGAAATAAATATAGTTATGGCATTAATAGATAGATTACAAAAAGAATTGCAGAAACAAAATCTAGCAATTAGTTCAAATAAAGCTAGACAATGGATCAAAAATAAGGTTAAAGATTTACAAAATCTAAAATCAACACTTCAACGCGATCTTAAAAGAAAAAGAACAACTTTTGATTTAGGTGACATGTATTTTTTTAGCTATAATCCAAAACTTAAAGACTCTTTACCATTTTATGATATTTTTCCTCTAGTTATACCAATAGAAACATATTCGGATGGATTTTTGGGATTAAATTTACATTATCTTGCTCCTGTTCCTCGTGCAAAATTATTAGATGCTTTAAGTGAATTTGCAACAAATAAAAAATATGATGAAAAAACTAGAATAGCGGTGTCTTATCAAATGTTAAAAGGACTATCTTCAACAGATGCATTTCGCCCGTGTTTAAAAAGATATCTTTCACAAAATATACGATCTAGATTCTTGCGTATAAATGCAGATGAATGGGATATAGCCATATTTTTACCTGTTGAAAGTTTTATGGGTGCTACCAAACAAAAAGTATTTTTAGATTCTAGAAAGAAATATCAATGAGTAATATAGAAAGCTTTAGAGCAAGTATAAATCAATATTCTGATTTTGCAAAGACAAGTCGTTTTTGGGTATATATTACAAATCCACCAGGTGGTGGTGATACAGAGCTTCTAAAATATCGTTGTTTTAGTGCAGAGCTTCCAGGAAGAACGTTTTCAACTTTTGAAAATAGAACGTATGGATTATTTCAAACTTATCCTGCACAAACAACATATAATCAATTAAATCTTGAATTTTTATGTTCCTCTAATAAAAAAGGACCGTTAGGCGGAACAGGATTTGCTGAAAAAAAAATATTTGAAGATTGGATGGATTATATTAATCCAACAGAAAATGGTGCAACAAATATAAGCAATAATCCCCTCTATAACTTTAGATATAGAAGCGAGTATGTAAGAGATATTACAGTGATACATTATGATATCGTAGGTAATAACGGTAATGACATGCCAGATTATC